TCCAGTTCCCGGCACAGCCTGAAAATGGTAGCCGCTGACCCCATCTCGTCGAGCGCCTTGGAGTCTCCGAGCATGTCGCCAATGGCGGCGGTTCGGATGTAGTCGAGTTCTTCGGGGGTGATCATATCTTTCCTTTGGCTTCATAAAAAAGTTGTCTAAAAAAGAGATTGAGAATAAGGTAGTTACAAATAGAGAGGAAAAGCGAAGTTTCTGAAGTCTTTTCAGGTGTAACCTACTGAAAAGCAGAGATACTTTTGTAAAAGCCTCTAGTTATCCGCCGTGTAGGCGGCTTAGAAGGAACCGGAGCGACAGCGCGTTCCCGTCACCGGGTTATCCGCCGTGTAGGCGGCTTAGAAGTATCTGGTCGGACGCCTAGCCACTTCATCGGCATCACCCCCTTCCAGGACCAATTGCCCACAACACCCAAAGAAAAAAGGCGACCCACATCAAAGTGAGCCGCCTTTCGTTTGGGGTCATTCGTCGCCTTCGTATGGTGTTACATCCAGCACGTTGTAGGCGTACCTGTGCCGTCGGGATGGTTTGCCCCCTTCCGTGATGGGGAGCACGCGCAGGTCGTAGTAGGGGTAGGAGGGGGTGAAGAGGATTTTATCGACCTTTGCCGGACTGGTGCCGTCGCGGTCCCATCCGGATACGAGGTCGCCTTCCTTGTAGGGGCAGGCGGCGACGGCGGCGTCACGTTTGGCGATTTCAAGAGCGTTCTTCGCCTGTTGCACGGCGCGTTCGCACCTTCTGACCTCATCAACGAGTTCCATGATTTCAGCGTCGTTCATTACCGTTCCGTGTGATGCGTGTTGAGGTTATGGGTTCATCTTTTGCCTGAGCTGGTCGGCAAGCTCGGGAACCACGCCGAGCAGGGCCGCCCGGAGTATCGGCTCAAGGCTCTCTGCCGCCTGCTGTTCCGACAAAACAGGCGTCGGGGGTGTATCCGTTCCCGCCACATACTGCGGGCCTTCGCCGGTGCGGATCCACGAGGGATTGAGGCCTTTCTTATTGAAAAGCGTCAAGATCCAAGAATCGGGGATGTGGTTGCGCCGTTTCGCATCCGAAATACTGCTCTGCTTCACACCGAGCATAGCGGCGATATCCGTTTGCGTGCGCAGGCCCGTGGACTGAAGTATCCGCTCATAGGCGTCTTGGAAAGGCATGGCAAGTTCTCCTGTGAAGCCCCCGGATTGGGAGACTATCGTTTCGGTCGCGGGCACCCGCACACGGGACAGGCCGCAAACTTGTGGCTTGTGCCGCACTTGGGGCATTCCGTCGGCGGCTTGCCGCCGGAGGTTTTCAGCCCCTTGCAGGCGGCGTTGATGCGGGCGAAGTTCTTTGCCTTGCGCTTGCCCGTCCATTCCGGGCGGTTCGGGTCGTCATAACCGGGCATGGTCAGCCTCCACAGTAGCCGTAGCGGTCGGGGCAGGTACGGCACGTAGAGCAGATGCGGCATGTTTCCTCATAGGGGCATACCTTCCCGTCAGTTTTTCCGTCTTGCCATTTGGGGCATTCTTCGCCCGTACACTTTTCGTATTCGATGATCTCGCAGTTGATCTGGACACCGTTGACATGGTGCTCATAGATTTTGGCCATCGGCATCAGCGGGCAATGCTGTCTTTTCGCCATGCGTCTGGTCAGCACGGTATTCCCTCCTTCGGGGCATCCTTCCATGTCCAGCGGTCCTCGTCGCCGCCGTGTCCGGGATCGGGGTTCAGGCTGCACCCGCCGCAGGGGAAGCCGTCCACGGTGCTGGTGACGTGGGCGCAGGTCTTGCACTCGCGGCGCGGTTCCCAGTTGTCGGCATCGCCGCCGTTTGCCTGTGCGCAGGCCATGCAGGGCTCGGCCTTTTCCGTGCCGTCAGCGGAAAGGTGTCGGCACGACAGGCAGGTGCGGGCGTTGGCGGTGGGCGGGGCGGGCAAGGTGAGCACTTCGGCCCGGCCTTCGCCGTTGTCCGCAGGCTTGTCCGGGGTGACGAGTTCAAGGCGGTGCTGCCGCTCCTCGGCTGTCATCGGGCGGCGGCTGACTTCCTTGCCCGTCACGGAATCGCACCATACGACCTCCATCGTCGTCCGATCTTCAAAGCGGTCGCAGGAGACGGTTTCAAACCGTTTGCCGGAACGGTATTCCGCTGCCGCTTCCGCAGCCTTGGAGACGGAAAGGTCGATGCGTGCCTTGTAGTCCTTCTTCACGGCGAGCAGTTCCGTTTCCAGCTTGTCGCGTTCGCGCAGGGCGTCCGCCATTTCGGAGCCCAGCTCAAGGAGCTGTTCATCGGTGAGATCCACCAGCACCTCGATGTTTTCCCGCCCGCAGGCGCGGACGTCATGCGGCCCCGCATCGTCCGGGGTGAGCCCGGTGTCTTCCCACGCCTCGCGCAGGATGTCGCAGGCGATGGTGTCGCCCACGTCTATGTCCTCGGCGTCATGCAGGAAGGCGTCGGTAGAGAGTTCCGTGCCGTGGCCGTGTTTGTCCGAGACGATGCAGCATTCGCCGTCTTCGGAGAACTCATGGATGGTGAGGGTGACGCGGACGTAATCCGTGGCGTCCTGTTGTTCCTGACTCATGAAAAGTCCTTTGCCGGGGTACATGCCCCCCGGCGGGCTCTATGGGGACGGCGCGGGAGGTGGGCGCCGGTTACATGACGGTGACGGTGGCCACGGAACGGAGTTGCGCGAGGAGTTCCTGCACGGCCTGTTCGCGGGCCGGTTCGTAGGCGACGGACAGGATCAGGGTCGTCGTGACCGGGGGGGCCGTGGGGAAGTCGTCCTCTTCGATAAAGGGGGCTGCGGGCGGTGGCGTCGGCACGGCCTGCCTGGTCTGCCGGGCTTCCTCTGCTGCGGCTTCGCGCGCGGCCTTGTCCTTTGCCTGCTGCTCGCGCAGGCTGGCCTCCGCCGCGAAGACCTGCCCGATGACGCCCGCGGCTTCTTCGCTGGTAATGTCCAGCGACAGGCAGGGCGCGAACTTGCCCATCGGGAGGCTAAAGCCGTACTCCTCGGCCTTGGCCTTCAATGCGGCTTCAACCATCGTAGCGCGGTCGGCCCTGGCCCGTTCAAGCTGTTCGGCTGCGGCCTTGTCCTGCTTGTGCTTGAGGATGATGTTCTGGATTTCGGCGTGCAGCTGGGCCTGCTTGATGCTCTTGTTGAGCCACGGTTCCTTGATGGGGATGTCGAGTTCCGGCACGCCTTCGCTGTTTTTCAGGGCGTCGATGACGAACTGGACGCTCTGGTGGCGGCCTTCGCGGTCGCGCCGTTCGAATTCCTTGACCTGCCTGTTCAGGCCTTCACGGACTTCGACGACGCGGGCGACCAACGCCTTGGCTTCGGCGTCGAACGCTTCCAGCGGCCCGGCGATCTGGCGGGTGATCTCCTTGCGGGCGTTGTCGAGCCTGTCACGGAGCTTGTTCAGCCCCGCCATTTCGGACTTGATGGCGGGCACGTCCTCTTCTTGCACCACCAGTTTCTCGTATTGCTCCAGCGTGGCGTCGAGCAGGGCGGACACGGCGTCCCGGTTCCAGTTGATGACCAGCGGCGTCGCGGTGACGGCAAGGTCGAACTGCGCCAGTCCGGTGGGTTGCATCTGCACGGGCGGGAGGGCTTCCAGTATTTCTGCGGTCTGTGTCATGGTTGTATCCTGTTGGTTTTGCTAGAAAGGAACATCGTCCATACCGGAGGCCTCGGACGGGAAGGCGGGGCCGAGGTCTTCATAAGCGGATGGGGGAGGGGCGTGGCGTCGGCCTTGCTGCCTGCGCCCGCCTTCCTGCTGCTGGCTGGACTGCCCGTCCGCCTTGCGGTCGAGGAACTGGACGCGCTGCGCCTTGATTTCCGTGGCGAAACGGTCCTGCCCCTGCTGATCCTGCCACTTGCGGGTTTCGAGCCTGCCTTCGATGAAGACGAGACTGCCCTTGGCGAGGTACTGCGAACAGTTTTCCGCCGCCTTCTGGAACACGACGATGCGGTGCCACTCGGCCTTTTCGACCTTCTGCCCGCTGTTGTCCGTGTAGGATTCGTCCGTGGCGACGCTGAACGTACAGACGGGACTGCCGCTCTGGGTGTATTTGAGTTCCGGCTCGCGTCCGAGCCGCCCGATGATCATCACTTTGTTGAGACTCATGGATTCTCCTGCTGGCGGGATAAAAGAAAACCCCGTCCGATGGTCGGGCGGGGCACGGATTACGCGGCGCGGGTCTGGCCCGCTTCAATCTGCTTCCGGCGTACCCGGAAGGCTTCACGGATGGCGGCAATCTCCGGGTGGTTTTCCGGGACGGCAAGGCGGGTTGCTGCCGCGTACAGGGCCGTGATCGTCTCGCAGGCGTTGAACTCGGCAATGACCTGATCCGCCGGGATGATGTTCGGGATGGATGACGTGGGGCGGGGCTTTTCGGGAGACGGCGTTTCCCGCTTCGGCGCGAGTTCCTTGCGGCGGTCGAGGAACAGCCGGGAAAGCTGGTTGAAGTGGCGGTGTTCCTTTTCAACCCGCACCTTCTTCCAGTATTCCTGCAGTTCCTCTTCCGTGGTCATGCGGGCGAGTTCCGCGCGTACCTTGTCGAAGTCCACGGGGCCGCTCATGACCTGCGGGCGGGCGTCCTGCCTCGGCTGCACGGGCTCAGGCGTCTCGGCGTCGGGGTCGTCCTGTCCGATGTCCTCGGTGGGGATGCAGAACGTCTGGAGCAGGGCGTACTTGTGGGCCACAGCCATAGCCTTGTTGGTGGCCTTGTCCGAAGTGTCTCGGCCCTCGCCCATGACCGTGCAGGAAATGGACGAGCCGTCAGCATGGAAGAAGCGGTACTCCACGGAAAGGGTCACGCACTGCATCGCACCGCCCTTTGCGGTCGTGCGGTCTTCGCTGGCCCGGGAGAGCACTGTGGGGGCCATGAATACCTTATGCTTTGCCAGAAGCGGATGCAGCGCGTTGTACACGTCGTCGATGCCGCGGTACTTGAACCCCTGTTCCTTGTTCTTATTGTCCTTCCCGATGGACGGGATCTCCGCGAGGATTTCCGCCATAGCCTGATAGATGCCCGTGGGCTGCGGCTGGTCACACATCGTCGTCTCCTTCCGTCGTTTTCCGGCGCAGGGCCTTGCGCCGTGCGGCATTGCCCGCCGCGATCATGAGTTCCTCGTCCGTCCAGGGGCCGTGTTCGTCGCTGTAGGCGTCGTCCGTCCAGTTCATCGCATTGCCTCCGTGAACGGGGCCATTCGTTCAAAGAGTTCCTGATCCTGCCGCTCAAAATAGCCCACGAGCAGAAAGCAGAGGAACAGGAGGAGCACCGCCAGCCACGGCCTTTTCCAGATGTCGATCTTCATGCCGCCGCCCTCCGTGCCATGATTTTAAGGTAGTTGGCCTTTGCCAGAAACGACCGTGCGGCGTTCTCGCACGCCGTGGCCAGCGTTTCGGCGGTGTAGTGTTCCGCGCAGGACGAGCAGATCCAGAAGTCGCGGTGCCTTCTGAGCCTCACGGCCTTGTCGTACTTGAGCTTGCAGTGCGGGCAGAAGATGGCGGCGCTCATGCGACCCTCCTTGCGTCGAGCTTTTCAATCCACAGGCCGACGACTTCGGCATCGGAAACATGCCCGGCGCGTATATCATCATAGAGCGCGATGAGTTCCGCCGCGTCGCATTCCCCGCCGCATTCCGGGCAGGTGAACAGGCCGTTTTCACAGGTGAGGCTGTGGCGTTCGCCCTGCTCAAGGCAGTTGGGGCAAGGGAAATGCTCCCGGCTCAGGGCCGTGTCGCGTGCCAGCCGCGCGGCAAGGTTCTCTTCCGCGTCGCGCTCAATGGCGCGCATGATGCAATCTTCCGGGTGATAGCAGGTTCCAAAGGCCCCCTCACGTCCGCAGTTCGTGCCGTAACACATAGAAATACCCTCGTTTTGATGTTTGGCTTGGCGTCCCAAACCCAATGAAAAAGCCCGGTTGGTTCCGGGCTTTTCGATGGGGCTAGGCACGAAAAAAGGCTCCTCGTTTCCGGGGAGTCTTTCGGGTGTGTTTTTGCAGATGGTCAGGCGACCTTGATGGGAGTTCTCGTCAAATCCCCCTGACCGGCAAGGAGTCCTTCGACGGAAATGTCTTCATCAAGGTGTTCCCAGTGAATACCGAACGCGCTCAATTCAAACCGTTCGCGTTCCGCAACCGTCGCATTGAGCAGACGGGGGAACCAAGCAAGAGGAACGCCGATGACGCGGGCGTCATTCAGCCCCACCCACATGGAATCCTCGTCGAACCAAACCTTTTTAGGCGAAATAATCATGATACGCCCCCTTCAGGATGTCCCGTTTTTCCTGAACGAGCTTGCATATTTTGCGCAGCTCCTGCGCGGAAAAACCGGCATTGAGCAGAACGCCGTACGGTTCGACGAGTGAGATTTTCGCTTCTCCGTCTTGGCTTCTGACGTGGATGTGAGGGGCCTTTACCGGATTTCCTTCATTGGAATAGAAGAAAAAGCGATAGGGCCCGACGATAAGAATAACGGGCATTATTCCCTCACTTTTTCAAAAGAATAGCGGGTTTCACGACCTCTGTCCATACGCTTCGACCGTGTGTGCTCGGGCTTGCGCTGAGCGCCGTGGGGTACGTTTCCTCGCCGTACAGCGTCCAGTTGAGGGCCGTCATCGCGCCTGTTTTCAATGAGCGGGTCGGGGTGGGTTCCCGTCCTTCGTTGAAAACAAGGTAGGTAAAAATTACCTTATAGTCAAGAGAAAGAGCAAAATTTTTCCCTAAAGAGGGGTAACAAAAAAGCCGCCCATTATGGCGGCTTGATAGGTCGTTTTATATTAACGGGTTACTCTATTTGTGGGTTGCTAAAAGGGCCTTTATTTTTTCCTGTTCCTCTTTTTGGGCCGTTTCCGCATCCGCAAAAGCCTGTTTAATCACCTTTTCCCAAGGCAAACCGAGGGCTGCTAAGAGGTTCATTACGTCGGTCATTCTGAGTTGTTGGGGTTTACGATTTTCACCCGAGCCCTGCCCCTTTCTGATTGATTGAACTTTCCGTCGGGAATCCGCCACATGAGGAAAAGCAAGCGAACCAAGTGCTTGTTCAGTCATACCTATGACTTTACGGCGCTCCTCAAGTGCCTTGCGGATGGATTCTTCAAACGCAGCCATCCCTGTTTCATTAAGCACTTGCATGTCTCCTTTTCCTCCAATCATAGCAAAATCACCTCTTTTCATCTCGGCGTAATTTTATGTATTGACAAGAGAGGTAAAGTTTACCTATCAAAGAGTCAAGCATGGCTTGCCCCGTGAGGTGAACGCCACCGCCTGCTCATTGACAACCAGCCCCGACGAACCCGCCGCCGACGCCGCGCCCGGACGTGAACAACGCCGACCGCCGCCGGGGGAACAGGGGGAGGGATGCCCGATAGGATCGGGCCGCGCTTGTGATGCCGTTTTCGAGCTGGGCGCGAAACCTCAAAGCTCAAAAAGGATTTTGATTCCTTTTTGAGTTCTTGAGCAAGATGTAAAAACTGAAATGATTACACCGTTGAGCCGTGCCTTGGACATGAAAACAGGCGGCTCCGAAGAACCGCCTATAGTAGAGCCGCCGAACTTTTTTAGAAGCTTGCCGCTGTTTGCGGTTCCGTAAAACCGCCTCCAAGAGTTGGTAGCCGCCGAACTTCCCTAGAAGCTTGCCGCTGCTTGCTAGCAGAAACAAAAAAAGTGGTTTTGTGTCAATTAGATGTTAAATGTAAACAGTTATAATGTTAAATATAGATTTTTTGTATACGTTGCACACAAATTGATTCCTTTCCACAAAACCCGGCGGGGCCATCCCCGCCGGGGGCGCACATCTCCATACGCCTCAGGTCCACGCATGGGTTGGGGAGACGGGAGATCCGCCGCCCCTTTTATGCAAGGATCATCAATCGATAGGAATAATCTTGTAACCGAGTTCTCGCGCCATGAGTTCAAGAGGCTGGATGTTCCCTGTGGCTTTGAGGATTGCCATGAACGTCTCTGCGCTGAGTTTTGCACCTTTGCCATAGGGGTTGCACTCCCTGAGCAGAGTCGAGTAGGGTTTTCCAATGGCGGATGCTATTGCTTTTGCAGGCATATCGCCATCAATGACAAGAGTGTGGACGGATTCAAGAAGTTTGCTCATGATTTTTCCTGTAGTTTTTTGTACTAACAGACTATAAAGATTCCCTTTTTCGGTGAGCTCTATGCTCCTAATAGATATGAAGTATTTTGTTCTCTATCTAATTTCATCCTAAAAGTGAATCCTTCTTCCTTTTTCTTCCCCACTCTTACCAGATACGTTCAAGCATGGTTTAAGAGTACGATTTTTCGTACTCACCTCGTGCTATGTGGTAATTTGTCGTTTTTTATCACGCATTACGGCCCGGCGCTCGTCACACCTTCGCATGCCGGGGCTGCTCCTCCCGGCTTTTTCGGATGGTTTCATGGCCTGTCGCTTTAACCGGTCTATTCCGGCTCACTCCATCCCCGTCCCGCCGTCCCTACGCGGCCTGTCTTCACATCACCCCATTTCCTGCCGTCGCGTGCTTCCCGCTCCCAAAGGCTTGCGCTTGCCGTGCTCGTACTTGTTGGGGCTTCCTCCGTCCGGTTCCAGCTTTCAGCGGGCCGTTGCCGCGCCACTCGCCTTCCTCGTTCGTCGTGAAGCTACAATACCAATTGGTAAAAAATAGGTCAAGAATAAAATTCCCAATAGGTAAAATATGAGGTATAAAAATACCGCCGACACCATGAAGGCATCGGCGGTCACGTCCCATAGGGCACAAAAAAGCCCCTCACGAGGAGGGGCGTAAAATAAGAAATTAACTAGCTTATTAAAACAAAAGGATTTTTCTATGGTAAAGGATAAATGGATTCTTTTTGTATCTTTTGCTGTTCTGGCAGGGCTAGTTGTGTTTGTTCTTGTTTTTTCTGCATCGATGATATGGCAGTGTTCGCTTCAATTAGACCAAAACCGAAAGCGAATAGAGAACCAGCAACAAGAATCATTGCGAAGAAGCGAACCGGGAGAAGAAACTTCAGCAATGTGTGAGCCCTCTGTACCGATCTGTCTTCTTCCGGGGATAAGGATGAAACTCTAAATGGATAATAGATGAATGCCTGA